TATTTCTGGTGTTCCATGGTTTTTGTGTTCCCAAGACCAGTTTACATAGTAGTGATCAATGTTTTCTACTCTGAAAGGTCCTTTGGTTACAATACCTCTTCTAATTTCTTGATTGTGTGCGAATTGTCTAATGTCATCGCCAATTTTAAATCTGTTTTTGTAATTCATTTTGATTTGTTTATTTGTTTGTAACTTTGTTGTTACATCTATTATATGTATCTAAATTCTTTTGTTTCATTTGGTTCTTTAATTTATTTTTAATTATCCCCAAAGTTCTTCTTCTACTTTAGCAATTTCAACAGAGGTATATCCTAATTCCATAAAGAATTCACGAGTCTGTTCTATTGAATCATCGTGGACGTCATCATTAGTATAACGATCTACTTCTCCAGTTTCATCTTCTAACCACTCTTGGTGAAGGTGATCGCATTCTGAATATTTCTCTTCATAAATGTACTCGAATGATGTTGTTGTTAATTCCATTTTGTTTGTTTTTATTGATTAATTAATTATTATACTACTAATATACGAAATATATTTGACATAAAAAAACTTTTCGCGGGTTATTTTCAAACTTTTGTCAATTTAATACTATTCTATATTTAGATATGTCTGGTAAAGTACCAGATAAATTTAAAAAACACTATATATTATGACAGTAAACGACATGGTTAAAAAGTTGAGAGTAATGCTCGCAGCTGACACTGAAGTTGTGACTGAAGCTAAGTTCGCGGAAGCGGAACTAGTTGATGGAACAGTTGTATATACAGATGGTGAATTGGAAGTAGGCGCTGCTCTACTAATTAGAACTCCAGAAGGTGAAGAATCGCCTTACGCACCAGAAGGTATACATGAAACTACAGACGGATTGTTAATCGGAGTTGGTCCTAATGGTGAAATTATGGACATCACAGAAGCAGGTGAAGATACCGTTACAGAAGAAGTTATTGAAGAAGAACTTGATGAAGTAGTAGTAGAAGCACCAGTATCTGAAGCAGCGTTACCAGCAACTGAAGAGTTGTTAACAGGTATTGCTGAGATGATCGCACCTTTCACTGAAGAGATCGCTGCATTAACAGAAGAGGTTACGGCACTTAAAGCTCGTTTTAACAAAATTGCAGATGAACCTGCAGCAACGCCAATCAGAAATACCTTCTCTGAAAACAAAATAAAGAAGGATGAAGCTTTGGCAAACAGAATGGATGCATTAAGAGCTATCCGCAAAAACTAATTTTAACAAAAATAAAAACTAACAATTATGGCATTTGGATTTGACGTAGCAGCATTGCCTGCTTATACAGACCAACTATCTTTAGACTTAATCTCTAAGGTAGTTTTAAAAACAGACCTACTTGACTTCGTTGATCTAAGATCAGGATTCACTTCAGGTACTGTTGCAATTAACTTAGTAGACGCTGCATTGCCAGTATCTGCTTTATCTTGTGGATTTACACCTGATGGTCAGGTAACGTATACACAAGTAAACGTAACAATAGATTCTTTACAATCTAAAACAACAATGTGTGTTGAAGACTTAAGATCAGTATACCAATCAGCATTTATGAATGCAGGTACAGGTAACGATTTCATTCCTTTTGAGAATGTAATCTCTGAATCTTATTCTGATAAATTGAGAAAGTATAACGAAGGTTACTTAATCAATGGAGCTGGCGCTGCTGGTACTGGAACAGGAATTAAAGCACAGATTACTTCTGCAAACGGAGCAACTCTACAAGCTGGTGTACCTGCTGCATGGACTGCTGCTAACGCATTCTCTCAAGCATTAGATTTATATGATGCAATCGCTGAGTCTGTAAAAGACAGAGACGATTTAATTATGGTAGTATCTCCTGATGCATATAGAGCACTTGTAAGAGCTTTAGTTGCACAGAACTTATATCACTTTAACTCAGTAGAATCTAACGATATCTTAATCTTACCTGGTACTAATGTAACAGTTGTTAAGTCTTCTGGTCTTGTTGGATCGGATTACAAAATGGCTGGTCCTGGTAAAATGATATTAGCTGCTACTGGTTTAACTGATGAATTAGATTCATTCAGATTTTTCTATGATGAAGCTGCTGATGTAATGAAGTTTAGAGCTGCTTGGAGACTAGGAGTTGGTGTTGGAGAGGTTAACCTTTTCGGTACTAACGATATGGCGTAAGCCAAACAAATTATAGAGGGAATCATACAGGTTCCCTCTTTATTAACTAATTAAAAAAATCAATATAATATGAGTTGTTCAGCAATTACAGCCGGCTTTCTAGATTTATGTAACGATTCCACAGGTGGAATTGAAGAAATATTTATAGCAAATGGACCGGTTCAATCAATCACAGAATCAGCAGGATTAATTTCCGCTATTACTGTAGGTGGTGCTGCTCTAACACCTTCTGATTTTTTCAAATTCGAAACTCCAAGACAAGTAAGTTCTATAACTGAGACTACTACAGTTTCACAAGAGAACGGTACATTATTCTTTGATCAACAATTGACTGCAGTCTTTAATAAGATGGACGCAGCAAAAAGAGATCAATTATTATTACTAGCTCAAGCTACAACTATGGTTGTTGTTGCTAAAGATGGTAACGGTGTATACTGGTCAATTGGAATTGAAAAAGGTGCTTTCTTAGTATCAGCTTCCGCTACAAGTGGAACTGCATATGGAGATCGTAACGGATATGAAATAGTAATCGGAGGCTTAGAAGCTTCACCAATGTTCGCAGTTACTTCTTCTATAGTAGAAGCGTAACATTAAACATAAATAAAATAAGAAAGGACTACAGAAATGTGGTCCTTTTTTTATATAATCTGGTGTGGTGATTTGTAAACTCTACCTTCAGCCATTGCATTTAGTGTTTTAGCCATTGGATATTTCTGTTCTTTAATCCATAGATCTTTGATTAGTTTACCATAGCGGTAGGGTTCACCATCGATAGTTATCTGACCTCTATAACAAACATACATAATCTTCTTAGGCGAATCTGTTTGAGGATCATACAACTCATCTGAGAGACTATACTTAACATCAGGTAATGTTTGTTCTTCAAATCCAATACGATGTACTTCTTCTAATAAAGACATGATACGTTTAGGTTTCATAGGACCCATTATAGTCATATCAATATCATAAGTATCTACATCACTCAGTATACTTCCATGTACCCATAATTCATAATCAGACCAATCGATCTCTGTCTTAATTCTTTGTAAAGTAGTGTCTATAGATTCTAGGCCATTTAGTCGTTTCCATTGGTCATTTTTAAATTTACCAATCTTTATATCTTCTTTTTTAGTTTCCATGTCAATTTACTATGCTTTTATATTTATATGTATACGACTAAATATAACATAGTTTATGGCATTACTTACAATAACTTCACCACAGAATTCTCCAGTCGATTTTGTTATTAATAACACACCTAGTGGATATACGAGTAGTCCTGCGTTTTTCTTAACTTCTCAATATTCACATCAAGAAATTCAATTTGGTGGTATAGGAGGTGAAGGTGGACTTAGTCTAGGACCCTCCAATAAAAGATATGCAACACTACAGTTAACCTTCCCTGCTGGCTTTGCAGATGAACATAAAAGCGGGATATATAATTGGAGGATAGTATGGAGCGGCGACGATGGTCCTATTTATCAAAACGGTTTAGTAAAAATAATTACACAACCAGGCGGAGACTTAGGTATAAAAGAGTTTATCAGTACACCTCAAACAGAAGAAAGAGTATCAGAGGTATTCTATAGACCAAATTATTAAATGAAAAACATGAGAAATACACCAGAAGGAATTTACGCCATTAACTCATCAGAGTATAGTGCAATCGAATTACCGAGCATAAGTGAAGTTAGAGGAAAAGACTTTATGTTCTATGGAGGTAGAAACCTATTCCCACAAAGATTAATAGAATTATATGACACTAGCGCAATGCATCATACTTGTGTTGACAGTATCACAGCTGGTATTATTGGCAGTGGTATCGAAATCATCGGAACAGAGTATATTAACCCAATGGGAGAAACGATCGATGAGATCTTTGAAAAGGTTGCGCTTGACTACACGCTATATAATGGATATGCTATCAACGTTATTTGGAACAAAGAAAGGACCAAAGTAGCAGAGATGTACCATTTACCATTTGCTAATGTAAGATCAGGTAAACCAGATGAAGAAGATAAAGTTAATGAGTATATGTTCTCTACTGATTGGAGTAATCTAAGAAAATACCCTTATGATACTTATAGATCATTTGATCCTACAGATAATAAAGGTGATAATGCTTCACAAATATTCTATTTCTATAACTATACACCTGGTAATGAGGTATATCCTCTGCCAGCTTATGTAGCAGCTATGAATGATATTTCATTAGATGCACAAGTTAGTAGATTTCATGCATCAAATATTGCAAATGGACTAGCTCCATCAATGTTTATTAAGTTTAGAAATGGCGTACCGACACCAGAAGAAAGAAGAGATGTCTATAAAGAAATAGAAAAGACCTTTACAGGAACAGAAAATGCAGGTAGATTCTTTTTATCCTTCTCAGAACCTGGTAAAGAAATGGAAGTTCTGCCAATTGATAGTGCAAACGATGATTACTATTTAACATTAGAAACTAGAATCTCTAGTAGAATCTTAACAGCGCACAGAATAACAAGTCCTCTTTTATTAGGACTACATGATAGTGTTGGCTCAGGATTCTCAAGTAACTCAGAAGAAATTAAAGTAGCTTATGCTCACTTTGAAGGAACTGTAATTACACCAAAGAGAAAGAAGATATTAAGTGGATTTGGCTATATGCTAAGATTAGCAGGTTACAACATTTCACTTAAAGTTGCACCAAATACATTAGTACCTGAAGCGGAAGTTGCAGATACAGCACCACAAACAAACATAGAATCTCTATAATATGGAAAACGTACTTTTAGTTTCTGAGCAGAGAATGAAACAATGGACAAGTTTAGATGACAATATTCGTATTGATGTCTTAACTCCATCTATTATACAAGCTCAGGACATATACATACAAGACACACTAGGAACTAAGTTTTACAAAAGACTTAAAGCAGGAGTAATAGCAAATGACTTAACAACAAACGAATCAACATTCTTAAAAGATTACGTTGGTCCTTGTTTAATTCAATATTCATTATACTTATTACTTCCTAATCTAAAGTATAAGATGGTCGAAGCTGGTATCGTTAACGGTACATCAGAAGAGACTCAAGCTACTACCTTAGATGAAATGAAATATCTAAGAGAAAGTGCATTAGACACCGCTCAGTTTTACAACCAGAGAATGTTAGAGTACTTACAGGATAATCCTGGAATGTTTACAGACTATACTAATCCTGGTGATGATGGTATGAGACCTAACAAAGATACACCATATTTTAGTGGATTACAAACCGAAATACCTTTATTAAGAAATGACTTATACATCTACGCAGACTGCGGGCTCGATTGCGACCCCGACTGTAGCAGTTGCAACTAAAAGCACGGTTACTAATATTAAGAAATTAAAAATATATTTAAGCGATGAAAGCAAAGATAGACACAGTATTAAAAAAGTACGTTAGCAGGAAGCTAATGGTATTCGTTGTGGCTTCATTCGGGCTCTTCTCTGCAACTTTAACCAGTTCTGATTGGGTAATTATAGCTGGGATATATATAGGCACACAGGGAGCAATAGATGCAATAGCAAAATTAAGACAATAATATGGATATAAATAATGTAATAAAAGATTATGTACAATGTGTTACTAATAATGCAGTAACATTACCTAATGGAGGTACGTGGATTTCTGCATTGTGTATCTATTACAACATAACAGAACCTGTAAACGGTAGCTGGATTCAAGCATACTGTATTTACTTAGGAATTCCTGCACCAATTAATGGTTCATGGACTATTGCTTTAGCAGAGTCTTTAGGTATTACACAACCTAAAAATGGTTCGTGGTGGTATGCTATCGCTGATGAGCAATGTAATGGAGTACCAGCAACTCCTTGTATTTGGGGTGTTAACACAAACAACTTTGGAAACGAAGGTAGAGTGTGGTCATCGGTTGCAGCATGTGGAGCTCCAGTTGCTGGACCAGAACAATGGCAAAAAGCAGCAGCAAATTGGGAAGTAGAACCAGATAACTGGGAAGCAATATAATAAATTAAAATAATAAAAACAACAATATGGCAAGTTTACAAAACGCACAGATAGATCAAACCTATCCAGCATTATTAAAGGTCGGAGATAACGGACCTGTTACAGCGGCGCTAAAAGCTATCACAGATGGTGCTGGTGCAGCTACAAATATACAAATGAGTAATACTGCTACTAACTTTGTTAGTGGTACAGTAGACTTTACAGGATCAACAGTATCAGGTTTACCAGCAGGTAGTGCAGGTTTAGAACTTGGTACAGGAACTGACGCATTACAAAATGCAATCGGTACTGCATCAACTGCAAGTGGAGCGGCATCAATCGCTTTAGGAAAGAATTCTACAGCATCTGGAGGTCAATCAATGGCATACGGTGAAGAAGCTTTAGCGAGCGCTACATCAGCCGCAGCATTTGGACAATATGCAGAAGCAACTAATTTTTATGCAATTGCTTTCGGTAGAACTTCATCAGCATCAGGAGATGGAGCTGTAGCTTTCGGACAACAAACATCGGCTGCTCAATCAGGTGCAGTTGCAATGGGAAGACAAGTAACTTCTGATACTGCAGATACAACACACGTAAGAGCACTTAAAATTGTTGCACCAGATGGAGCAGCACTAGGAGGTAATGGTATTACATTATTATCAACAGACGGAACTGATGGAGTAGTTACTCTATTAGATTCAGATGAACTAGCATTAGACGGTGAAGCTATCTTAAGACAAACTAATGCATATGCAACTGGTGGTCAACAATCTAGTATGAGTGGTTACGGTTCTACTTATTGGTCAGCATGTTCTTTAATGACTGGTCGCCCAGGACTTGATGGAGCATTTATTGATCAAAGTGCAAATAGAGCAATAGTTACTAAATTTGATATTGATTATACTAAAACAGTTACTACTATCGGTGTACCAATGCCAGTAGTAAGTGTAAGTGAAAACCTTTACTTAGCAGTTTACGAATCTGCTTCTAATGGTGGTCCTGGTGTTAGAGTATGGCAAGAGACTAAAGCTATTACTTCCGCTGATAATGATACTTGGGTTGAAGTTACTTTAGCTTCACCTTGGACACCTGAAAAAGGTAAATCATATTGGATCGGTGCTATGACGCCAACTGGTAATTCAGGTGCAGCCTTAGCAAGAATGGGTGGAGAACACGCTTCTTGTCAAAGATTTTCAACTACTAATAACGCATCAACAGGTACTATAATTGCTATTCATTCATTGACAGCTTCAACAGGTGGAACTGCAATGCCAACTGATTTCAGTGCACAGTCATTCGGTCATAGAGATGAAAAGGTATTTTTCGCATGGAAATAAATAATAAATTAAAATAATAAAAACAATATGGCAAGTTTAACAGGTAATGCAATCCAAAATTCATATGATGGATTGATTAAAACAACAGACAACGCAGCTCTATCAGGTACAGCCAAGGCTATTACAGATGGTGTTGGCGGAGCTACTAATATAGAAATGAGTACAACAAGTACTAATTTTGTAAGTGGTACAGTAGATTTCACAGGAAGTAGTGTAAGTGGTTTACCAACTGCGGCAGCAGGATTAGTTGCAGGTACGGGATCAGAATCTATAGAATCTGCAATAACAAGTACAGTTGCTGATGCATCAGGAACCGGTGCTATCGCATTAGGTGATGGCGCAGTTGCAAGTGCCGCTGGCAGTGTTGCTATAGGTAAAGATGTAACTGCAGCGACTGCAAATACAGTTTCAGTAAAAGCTTTAGAAACACAAACAAACGATGGTGTTAAGATTAAAGGTGATGGAACTAACGCAGGTAAATTATCTTTATTCTGTGAAGATGCATCAGGAGCACACAATGTAACACTAGAAGGACCAGCACATGCAGGTGGATCAACATACGCATTAAAGTTTCCTAACGTTCAATCAACAGGTACACAAATACTAGAAGCAGATGCTTCAGGTAACCTAGCATGGATTAACACACCAGCGGCTGGAGCTGCAGGATTAATTGCAGGTTCAGGTAGTGATTCTATGGAATCTAGTGCATCACTAACTACTGTAGCCGCCGATGCATCAGGATCAGATACTATTGCTTTAGGTGATAGCGCAACGGCAACAAGTTCTAACAATATAGCAATAGGTAATACAGCTAATGCAGGTGGAGATGATGCATTTGCAAGAGGTAACATTGCAATTGGTTTTAATAGTGATGCAACAAATGAAAAAGATACTGCTATAGGAAATGAAGCACAAGCAACTGGATCTCGTGCAACTGCAATTGGCGGTAACGCTCAAGCAACAGGTAGTAGAGCAATAGTAGTAGGAGCTAACTCAACAGCATCAGCATTCTCATCTGCGGTATTTGGAGCATACAGTACAGCAAGTGCTGAAGGTGCTACAGTAGTAGGTGGATATGGAGCTAGTGCAACTCAAGTAGATGCAATCGCAGTCGGTAAAGAAGCTGACGCCCTAGCAGTAGGTGCAATAGCAATCGGAAAATTAGCACAAGGAACTGCAGCTGGCGCTGTAGCACTTGGAGCAAGTGTAACTGGTAATATTATAGATACTGTTTCTGCAAAAGCTTTAGAATTACAAACAGATTCAACACCAACTGCCGGTGGTATTATTATGTCAGATGCAGGTGGAACAGATAGAAGACTAAACATTGATGCGGCAGGTAATTTACAAGTAGATTCAACTGCAATAGGAGTTACAACTCAATTTGAATTAGCTGGATTTACAGTTCCTGCTAATGCTCCAAGTGATATTTGTTATGCAGTAACTACTATACCAGCTAATACATTTAGTAACGGTGATATCTTAGAATTTAGAGCACTAGAAAAAAGAGATAGCTTAAACAATACATGTTATGAATCTTATTGGTTCAGTGAGACGGCACAGACCGCAGGTCAGGCTGTTGTAGCTGGAACTAATTTTCAGCAAGCTGGTATTCAGACTGCAAGTAATGGTAGTACATTCTATCAAAAGACACTATGGATTGGAGCAACTAATACAACTGTAGCTCCATACGGAAGAGCTACTGAAACTAATATGACTGAACCAGTTCAAGGTGGTGATCCTGTTGAAAATCAAGCAGTTGATTGGAGTAAGACACAATACTTTTACTTCCAAGGTTACTCGGATAATACAACAGGTACTGTAACTAATTATGGAACATTGTTAAGAAAACTAAACTAACTTGTATACTTAATAGCTGCGCTGCTATAAAGTTTATTTAGGTCGAAAGGGTTCTACGAAAGTAGGACCCTTTTTTTGTGCATAAAAAAGACCGCTAGCAAAATGGTCATAAAACTAGCGGTCTCTAAAAGTAAAAATGTAGACTGGTAAAAGAAAATAAAATATAAACAAATCACTGTCATGCAAAATTAAAACCAATCTACACCTATTATATATCGACTTTTATTTTTGTTTCAGTGAAATCTGTCTTTTTTTGAAACTTACGTCGATATATACATATAATGACTATAAACAAATCACACAATATGCAAGTAAAATATCTTAAATACGTACCACTACAACTTATGGTCGGACATGACTTCACTATGAATGAGGTTGTTTTCGCTTCAATCCTGATGTCCTTTAATAAAGAGGATAAGAAACTACGAGCTGGATTAAATAACATCGCAGAGTCTATGGGTGTAAGTGGTAAGACTATTGGAAGGATAGCAAAGTCTCTTAAGTCTAAAGGATTTATTAAAATCTATTCTGGTCAATCACAACGTAACGCAAACCAATATAATCCTACTCCTAAACTAACTGCTTTATATGGACAAAATGTCCCTATCAATAAGGACAATGTGTCTACCCATACCCCTAAAGGGTATGTAACTATACCAGGGAAGGTAAATGTACCTTCCCGCTATAGCAAAGAATACCAATCTGACTTAGATAACTATAGTGCTTCATACGCATTAGGAAGATTACAACAAAGAATAGAGAGGGATAAATAAAGAAAGACAATACTATGAAAGTAAAAATACCTATATGGGCAGAAGAAGTTAAAGATGAGAACTGGATAGTATTTTTCTGGTTCTTAAGATCATTAACTATATGTTATCCACCACATGGTAGGAAAGCAGATAAAAAAGTATATCAACTTAGAAAGAGAAGAAAGCCTGATGCAATATATAATATGTTACCTAAAGATGTACATACTATACTAGGTACTAGAGCATTACTACATGAGACTATAAAGAGTTGGCCTAATGTTGCTGAAAACTTTACCTTAGGTATGGTATCAAATGAAACTACTACATGTAGAATGAAGACTTGGTCACATAGCCATACAGTAGAAGTAAAAGAAAGAAGATCTAAAGATATGATACTATATCTTTCTGGTTGCCTTAACCAAAATCTATTAACAGATATGCCTAGAACTAATTATCAAATAACCACAGCACTTAAAGGACACTTCCAATGGTTTGGAGATGAAGCAGAAGAAAACGGTTGGCATACAGAAGTACAATAGATATATGAATGACCAATGGAATAGAAGTAGTACTACGTATATGAAATCTAAAAAAGAAAAACACGAAGATAAAGTTTTAAGAATAGTTGAAGAGTATTTAGCCATGGCTGAAGACTTTCCAGAGGTACATGCTGATATAATAGAAGGAGCTAAAGATATGCTTGCACAAGATATACTTACCTTTGAAAGACAAGAACAGTATGAAATATGTGCAAGATTAAAAAAAGCATTTGATACACTTGAAAAGCTTAGATAGATTTTTATCAGATAATTATGAAGATATAGTTACTATGTCTAAGAAGATATGCAGATCAAGCATAGAGTCAGAAGAAGTAGCACACTATGTTATCTCAGAGTTCATAGAGCATGAACGAGCAACAGAATTAGTAGAAGCTAATAGAGCAATGAATTTTATATCAGGTATGATACACCGATCATTTCATAGTTCTACTAGCAAATACCACACAATATACAGACAAAAAGGAAGAATGCATACATTAGAACCAAACGACAGGACGATCCGTAGGAAACAACCAATAGAGATAGTAGATGAATATGACTACGAACAAGATAACGCATTAGAAGCTGTGCAAGGTATCTTAGAAGACATGGAGGCAGGTTCGATAGAGACCTGGTTTCGTGCTACACTATTTAAAATGTATATGAAGGAGAGTAATTGCTCAGAACTTTCGCGCCAAACTAAAATACCTAGAACATCAATAGCAAAGGCAATAGAGGAGGCAAGAACTTATATACAACAACAACTTAAAAACAATGACATTAATTATGAGTAGTCTAATAACACAGATAATAGGATTTGCATGCTTAGCACATTTAGTAGTAGACTTTATAGTAACCTTAGATAAGGCATGGATTCCAACTAAACCATTTAAGTGTGATAAGTGCTTTGCATTCTGGATATCAATAGGTCCAATGTTAATACAATATGGTTTAACAGGTGTACTCTACTCAGCTTGCATTGCAATCTTAGCACAAATTATATTTAAGTATACAGCATGAAACCAGAACATAGACAATACGTAACCGATAATATGCTTCTCTTTACACAATCGAGATCATATACACCAGAACAATTAACTATGATGTTTAATATACTGGCTGATGTAACTAATACACCACAAAAGGTAACTAGATGTGGTCGCTGTATAGAAACAACTAAAAAACAAATACTATTTCACTATGGAAGAATATAAAGTCTACGAGACTAAAAAGACAAAGAAGTACACGTTCAAACCGACAGGAGAATTTGTAGCAATTATTAAAGCAACAACAAAGGCACATGCACAAACTGCATTAGATGGCTTAAACAAAGCACTCAAAGAAGATGACAGAATTTAAAGGAGGAGACCACAACATTAACAGAGCTGGTAAGAAGAAAGGAACTCTTAACAAGAACACTAAGGCTATTAGGGAAGCATATCAGAAGCTAACTGAAGATAACTTAGATAACATGTCAATATGGATTAGTCAAGTAGCTGGTGATGACCCAGCGAAAGCACTAGATATAATGATAAGACTATCAGAATATATTATACCTAAGTTAGCAAGAACAGAACTAAGTGGTAATGATGGAGAAGATCTATTTAAAAACATATCATTTAAGTTTGGACCTGACGCTAACGACTCAGAAGCCAGAGACTAAATGGAATTCACAGGCTTCACACCACATACTAAACAAAAGGAAATGATTACCTCTATATTAGAGAGTAAATCAAAGTTCCATGTAGCCTGTGTAGGTAGACAGTTCGGTAAGTCCTTAATGGCAATGAACCTCGTATTATATTGGGGTATTAATAAAGGACCAGTTAAAATCTTATGGGTCTCACCAGTATATTCACAAACAGATAAAGTACAGAAAGAATTAATGGCAGCCATTGGAGATAGTGGCTTAGTAAAATCATGTAACTATTCATCAAATGAAATCACACTTAAGAACGGTACTCAAATACTCTTTAGATCTGCTGAGCGATATGATAATATCCGTGGTCTCACATGTGACTATGGGGTTATTGACGAAGCAGCATTTTGTAAAGACGAAGCATGGCAAGAAGCAATAAGACCAGTCTTTATGGTAAGAGGCAAGAAAGTCTTATTCATCTCCACACCAAAAGGTAAGAACTTCTTCTATGAGTTATACCAGTTAGGAGTTAGCGAAGACTATCCACAATACCAGAACTACACAGGTACATCCTATGACACTCCGTATATAGATCCGATAGATATTACAGATGCCAAAAAAACACTGCCAGAGAACGTCTTTAAACAAGAGTACTTAGCAGCGTTCATAGACTCAGGTGGTGAAGTATTCTCTAACTTAGATAAGAACACATTCGCGGCTTACACACCACCAATAGGAAAAGTATTTTGTGGAATAGATTTAGGTAAGCAAGAAGATTATACAGTAGCAACCTTTGTAGATTCCAGAGGAAAGATTGTAGACATCTATAGATCTAATGCACAAGAGTGGAGTACGATGGTTACTGAGATAGTTCAAAGAATTAGACAATGGAACGCTACTACAATGATAGAGGTAAACTCAATAGGAGATGTAATCTTTGAGATGGTTAAGAAACAATGGCAAGACACACACCCTTTTATTACTACAAGTAAATCAAAGCAAGAGATAATA